GTGTCAAGTATATTAGGCTCTGGATGTGCAAAGTCAACAGTAAATAAATAGCGACCGTGGTGCCATTTCTTATCTTTACCTATGTATTTACCTGCTTGTGATTCTAGAATATCCCAACTAGTAACAGCAGGGAAGTAACTAAAAGAATTCCAGAGCTGAAGTTCATCAAGTCGTCTCTTGGGGACGTCATCTGGTTTAAATCCTCTTTGAATAAACGCGCTAATTGGTAAGCGATAAAATATTGCACCGTTTTCCATGATAGCATGAAATAGTAAAGCACGCCCAGTAATACACGTAACGCCAAAGATGATGCAGTCTTCAACTTCTCCATGATGTTTTTTAAGATCATATAAATATTCTCTCCTGATCTGTGCATACTCTACAGGTATATTTGCATTTAAATACGCCATAAAAACTCCTCATTTAATTGTACCCCAATTTGGTCCAGATTCATAGTCCACTTTGTTAGGCACTTCTAACTTAATAGCATTTTCCATGATTGTTTTTATTTTCTCAGCTTGTTCTTCGCTTTCAATAGAAAAACAAAGTTCATCATGTATTTGTATGTGTGGAACAATACCTTCTTCAAATAATAAAACCATTGCTTTTTTTGTCATATCAGCTGCAGACCCTTGTATTAATCTATTCAAAGCTTTGTATGTAAAAGCAGGTTGACAGAAACTTTCAAAGTTTTCAGCAAAAGGATCTTGTTTATGTTGTTCTAAAGATCTATTCGCTTTATAATAATCTTTGGCCTCGTCAATACCATCTAATATAGGAACAGCTTCTTCCATTATTTGTTTTACGCCATTCTCATCATCTTTATATTTTTGCACCACAAATCTACCTTCCTCTGCATTCCAATATTTATCTCTTGGTTCCCATTTATTAAAACGACAAAACCTATCCTCTAGTGTGTATATCTGTTTATTTTCCTCTGCATATTTTTGTAAACTGTTGGCCAACTGTCTTACAAAAGGCACTCTTTTATGGTACTGATCAAATAAATCCTTTGCTTCTTCTGTTTCTAGTTCTAATGATCTAGCTAATTTATTCTTACCCATGCCGTAAAAAAGCCCTAAATTAATAGTTTTTGCTTGCTTTCTTGTTATTGAAGCCATGTCTGCAACCATGTCATGAAAGTCTGTGTCAGGTTCTTTATTGTATCTTTCAGCCATATCCATTGCTCCAGATATATCTTGGTCTTTTAATTTTAATGCATAATGCACTACAAGTCTTGGCTCTTGTTGTGAATAGTCAAATGAAGCCCACTTACAATTTTCTTCTGGTAAAAATAATTCTCTTATCTTACTACCTTGTTCTGTTCTTGCAGGTATTTGTTGTAGATTTGGATTTGACATACTAAATCTACCTGTAACTGTCCCACCTTGATCTGATCTTATTTGATTAATGTCTGCGTGTATTCTACCTTTGTTTGAATATTTTAAAATACTGGTCACAAAAGTGTTGAATAGTTTATCTAACTGTCTAGCTTTTGCAATAAGTTTTAAATATTTATTTGTATGTGATTCTAGATATAGTTTTGTTATACTAGGTCGCCCTGTTTTTGGTGTAACTTTATAATCTGTTATGTTTTGTTGTTTTAATAAAGGTTCGAAAGAGTCTGCAGACCATAATAATATCTCCACACCAGTTTCTTTTTTTATTTGATCTAGTATTTTTTCTCTCTCGTCTTCTAATTCTTTTCCAAATGTTTTTGTTCTCTTTTCATCAATTCTTACACCTCTAAATCTCATCTCTACTAAACAAGGAAATAGTCTTGTTTCTAAATCAAAAATACTTTCTAAAGTTTTAACATTTTTTGTGCCTGTGCTTATTGGTTTTTTTATTTCTTTTTTAAAAACATTCCAAAGTCTTAGAGTTAAACTTACGTCTTGCTCTGCATACTCTCTTACCTGGTCCCATGAAAGTTTATGCATGTTAGACATTGGGTCATCTACGTTAGATATTTCTTCTAAATCATTTTTATATTTTGTTTCTCCAAGATAATCTCTTGATAAAGAATCTAAGGTATATCTTTTTTTACCTGTTCTATTTTCGTCTATGACAGAAGCTGCAACCATGGTGTCATATATTGGCCCCTTTGGCATAAGACCTGATTCTTTTCTTATCCAACACACATCATACATTGCGTTGTGAAAAACTTTTTTAACATCATCTCTTTGAAATAAAATTTTATTTAATCTTTTCCAAGTTATCTTTGGATCTAAATTTTGATTGCTGTACCGATGTCTTATTGGTATATACATTTTTTCATCTTTAAAAGCTAAAGCTATTCCACACACTTTACCTTTACCTATTATGGCCCCTGATCCGTGAGTCTTTAGCTGTGGATCATAGGTCTCTAAGTCAATTGCAACGGTTTCACCACTTTCTATTTCTATCTCTGATGTCTCAGGTATGTTCATTTAGTATCTTTCAATTTCTTTATTTCTAATTCACAATAGTGTATAATCTTTTCTAAGTCTTGTATACCATTTTTCAACTTGTACCTGCATACGTATTTCACAACGTTGCCTTGAAAAAATGAAAGATCGTTTTTAGAAATAAATTCATACGGTTGTATCACCATATCTTTGTAATGTTTACCACCCACTTGTCGACTCTGTGGAAACGCTTCTTTAAAAATATCTTTATTAGTCATATTTATCCTCCTCTCCTTCTAGTGTTAAGTTTGTTTTACTTTTGACTAACCACAATGTTTTCTTTGCTCTAGAACACGCAACATATTTCATTCTCTTTTTAGAAAAATTATCTTCTGTTCTTGTTAGAGTTAGATCAAGCACTACGTTGTCAAATTCTTTTCCTTTTATTGTGTGTATGTTTTCTACAAAAATTCTTTTGTCTTCTAAATCCCTGTTATTATTGACTATTTCTCGTATATAATTTTTCATAAAAATACTACGCACTGTATTTATTAACTGAAAATCTTCTATGTTTTTTACTTCATTACGTAAAAATTCTTTTTCAATCAAAAAATTTAAATTATAACTTCCCCTTGCAATAGAGTCCATTTTTTCTAGACTATAATTTTTACCAAGGTATCTGGGGTCAATTGATTTTAGAAGTTGCTTTATCTCTTTTAAGACAACACTTTCACCATTAGCCAATTGTAAAAATAATCTTTGATTTTTTATTTGTCTTGTAGGATCTTCGAATACTTTTTTTCTCTGTAGTTTTTTTAAATCGTTGTACGGCATTTGAAAAGGCACGTTTATATTTATTAAATACTTTATAGTGTGTATTGGATCGTTACCTCTGTATGTAAATATAAATTTTTCTTTTGTTTCTAATATACGTCTTCTTAGTTCAGCTGCGTTTTCATCTTGTTCTAAATCCCTTAACATATATTTTTCACCTTCGATAACTTCTCCAGTGTCTTTATCTTTTAATGGCGCCCATACCCTTGAGTATTCATAATGGTCCCATATATCTTTTATAATTTTTTTACAATAATCGTTTACAATACGTGGACACCTATAACCTTGTTCTAATTCTATTTCAGGATTTGCAAACTCTTTGTGAAAAGCATCTGGGTCAGCTCCAGAAAATTCAAATATAGATTGGTCAGGATCACCTGCTTTATAAAAATAGTCTACGTTTTTAGATAATGCTTCTTCTGCTTTTCTTTGAATAACACTAGAGTCTTGTGCTTCGTCTAGTATCAAAACTTTAACATGAGCATACTTTGGTTCTGCTTTCTTTATCTTATAAAAATATTCTATCATGTCATCAAAGTCTAATAATGCTTCAGCTCTTTCATTTATTTTTATGTCAGTTTTAAAGCTGTGGTAATTTTTTGCTAACTCTTGGAGTTCTGTTGGGTAGTATTTATAATCATTTTTTTCTTCAAAGCCTAGAGTGGCGTAGTATTCAATCGGACTCATTCCATTGTTTCTAGCAAAACTATTAAATTTAAAAAACGGATGTAGTCTAAATAAAGAATCTATGTCCTTAAATTTTTTGTTCATAGTATGTTTATTAAATAGAGGATGCATTTGTGACATGATATCGTAATCATCTAAATCAAACTCCTGTCCTTTAGTTACTTGTTTTGCTATTGAATTACAGTACGAGTGTATTGTAGAAACATTGTTTTCTAATGTTTTCTTTGAGTTTTGAACTTTATAATATATTTCTTTGCCTGTTTCTTTTTGATATTCTAGTATAGTTTTGGGCTCTAATATTTTATCCCTTATAATTTTAGCGGCTGTTTTTGTATGAGACATAAGTAAAATATCTGCTGGAGAATATTTATCTAACAGTTCATAAAATATTTTTGTAAGTCTTGTTGTTTTACCTGTGCCTGGTGGACCAGCTATTCTAATCTTTATCATTTTTTATTTGTTTTGTTGTTGTTTGATTTATTGTTACTGCAAATTTACTTGAGTCTGCTGCAAACTTCCAAGTAACACACGAGACTCTTTTTTTACTTACCTTGTCCTGATAGTCACCTCTATTTCTTGTTGCCTCCATGATCTTTTTAAGGTCAAAACATATTTTTCTAGACGATGTTCTATCGTTTTTAGAAGACAGGTAATCCATTAAATCTTTTAGTCTAAACTCTATTGTTTTTTGTTTTTGATCAAAATAACAAGTGCCCCATTGTATGTTATGTTTTTCAACACTAACTGTAGCTTTTTCTATAAAATCATAAATTAAAGATTCGAATTGATATTTCTTTTGTGTTTCTTCTTCTGCTTCTTCTATGTTTCTTTTAGTTAGTCTTTGTAGTTGCCATTGTCTAAAATCATCTGGCTTCATCTGGTATAAAGCAGGAGGAGGGAAATAACCTGCATCTGCAAGTTTGGTGCAGTATAATTTTTTATCAATGACTTCTGATCCTGTAAACTCTACACGAACCTGTTTTAAATTTTCAATAGAGTCTTTGACAACCTTTACAACATCAAAAAATACAGGAGGTTCACTGGTGTACTCTGTTATGGTGCCAAATAATTCCTCTGCTCTTACAAGTTTCTCTGCCTCTTCTTTATTGATACCACAAATATGAAACCTGCACGCTGTTGGATCACAATCTTTTTGTATGTTTGGTCTTTTGCAAAGGTATTTATACTCAACGTTTTCTGACTTAAATATTGTCTTTTCTATTTCATCTTCTGGTAAAGGACTCTCCATACTTTCTTTATTAAAAAATTTTAATAAACCTTTTGCATCAAAGTTTGAAAACTCAGGTATTTCTTTTGCATGTTTCTCTGCTCTTTTTGCCCATGTAAAACAGTGCATAAGATAATCATTTCTACCTATATCTGCAGGTATTTTATTGTCGTTTCTTTTTAAACAGTTTTTCATACACGGGATGTATAAGTCTTCTAAACTTTTTGCTTTCTCTTTTTTTCTAGGTATTTTTTCGTCTACTAAATATTTTCCTAAGTTATCCTGTGCATATTTTTCATACATCTCAAAAAATTCTTCAATAGTTGCAGCTTCAAATTCATCATTCCATGCATATCTACTACCTTCTTCATGATTAAAGTATGGTAAATTTAAATAAGAGCCTGTGTCTTTTGGATCTATTTCTGTTTGTAGTGGATATATTCTATCTAATTTATCTGCTACTCCAAGTTTAGCAGCAAATTTTTTCATAACTTTTTGAACTTCAATTGCGTTTGTAAAATCTTTCATAAACAAATAGACATGAGCACAACCACTCTTTGATCTAAACATAATCAAAGGTAGTTCTAATTTTCTAATTGTTTTTAAAAGATCTTCATAATCAAACTCTGGTAGGTCAATATCTATTGCTCCCCACTTGCACGTGCCATCATCTTTTAGTGGCATAACTCCTATGGAAGGATATTTACCATCTAAGTGATTCTGCCAAAGTTGTTTCGTTAACGGTTCTCTTATAGTGTTATTACGTCCCTCTGCTTTTATCCCTGAAGATTTGCCTTTTACAAAAGTGCCGTAAGCCCTATTTAAACCTTCAAATATATTTATAAATCTTTCCAACATACGTTAAATGGGCGTCTCCACTCTCGCTTAGACGCCCACTACCTAGGATATTATAAATCTATTGAAGTTTTCTTTACTTCTTGATTTTCTGGTTTAGCTTCTACTTCA